CGGGATACTGGGTAGCCTTTTAGTACAGTACATTAAGTGCGCGTTGCAAAAACGTGCCGGCACGGTGCACGCCCATGTTCACGCCGGTATCCGCCAGCTCTTCGGCAATACCGGCCGACAGCTTTTCAATGATATCCAGGTTCAGCGGATCCCAGTAGCGCGCCTGGTAGATATCGAAGGCGACCGCCCGGGGCAGCGCCTGCATGGGCCCGGTGTAGCCGTTGGCCCGTGCCTCGCGCTCGGTGATGCCCCAGCGGGTCGGTCCGCCGGAGTCGTCCGGGTTGTCCACGTAATCACCTTCCCGCTCGATGATACCGTTTATGATGCGATCCCTTAATGCGCTCACCGCCGACCTCCCCATACAATTTGCACGATACGTTCCAGGCCGGAGGTGCCCAGGCTGGCGATTAATGCTGCGAATCCGCACATAGCCAGCGGATCGATGTCCGGATACCAGATAAGAATGATGCCGGCCACCAGGCCAAGCACGCCGGACGACAGGGCGCGACCCAGCACCACGCGCCATACCAGCTTTTCGTCACTGGCCAACAGTTGCCCCATGCCGGCGATGATGCCGACGACCAGCATCAACAGGAAAGGGTGTTCTTTTATGTCCATTCTCAATCCCACAGGTTTATGTTTTTCTGTTCTGGTTTGGTGGACACTTCGGGCAAGGTGACCGACACGCCCATGGGCAGGGTATGGCCCCTGGCGGCCAGTCCCGGGTTATGCGCCAGCACCTGTTCAGTCACCCCGTGCGTGTAACCGTAATGCCGATAGCAGATGGCATCGACGGTATCACCCTGCCGGCTGAGGACCACGCGGCTCATATCAGCTCCACCGTCATTTGCGGTTCACCGAGGATATTGCGAATGGAACGCCTGGCATCGCTGAGGTAGGCGTCGCGGGTGTTGTCCAGTTCGTCGGCGCGATCTTCGCCGTCGTCGCTGTTGTCCGCGTCGCGGTAGTACTCAAGAATCTGCGCCTTGGCGCGGGAATAGACGGCGGTCAAATAGTAATGAACCAGTTCCGAGATGTTGTCGTAAACATCCGCCGGCACTGCATCCAGCGTGACATACCCCAGCGCGACCTGTTGCGCCTGCCATGCGGACAGTTCGCGGTTCACGCCCATGATGGCGGAGCGCAGGGCTTCGATGATGCGTTGGTCGGTAATGGAATCCTGGGCGCGGGTAGCGGCGCGAAACGCAGCCACGGTGATGGCCGGGTAAAAAGCGGTATTGCCGACGGTTTGGTCGCTGGTATTGTTGGGATCGGCTGCGGCTACGAACGAGACCATAGAAAACACCTTTTATAAAAACGGTGGCTTACGGTGCGTTATTGTCGTTATCACCTGACAAACAGCACCGGGCCACCGTGGCGGGAGGAACACGGTTACTTGTTATCGTCCTGGGCCGCTTCCTGTTCGGCCTTTTTCCTGTCTCGCTCGATTCGTTCGATGAGTTTTTTCACACCGGCGTTTTTGTTCAACTCCAGTGCGCGGTTTAAGTGAGTGAGCGCCAGCTCGTGGTTCATGTCGGCCACCGATACACCCACGGCTTTATGCAGCTTGGAGCGTACTTCGTCTGGCATGTCGTGATCGGCGGTGGCCTGTTGCGTCAGCAGCACCAGCTCCGGGTTTACGGTTTCTTTTTGTGACAGCACTTTGTTCAATGCGTAGTCGGCGACTTCTTCCGCCAGCAAGGTGGCAGTGTCCCGCTTGTACTGTTCCGGCGTGACCAGGTTATGGGCCATGGCGTATTTACCGATTTCCAGCGCGCCCCACAAATCACCGGCATCGATGCGCCAGACCATCAGCGTCATCAACACGTCGTCCTGGACGCCGGCGTCCGATTCCAGCACCCCATCCACATAGGGGGCGTATTCGGGCAACAGCTCGGCTTTCAATTCCGCCTTGCGCTCGAAGCTCTGGATTTCCTTCAGCCGGCGCTTGTCTTCCGCCAGCTGGATCAGCATGATTTCGTACTGGTTGGTCTGCTCCAGGCTGCGGCCTTTGATGGCGGCCTCGGCGGCGCTCCTGCCGGCCGATACGCGCATGAAGTGACGTTGTGCGGGTGATGCCATGTTGTTACCTTTTATGTCCGGTGATTAATGATTAAACCAGGGCGATATTCTCGACCGCCGCGAAGGCGCCCAGGTCTTCCACCACGTAGGCTTCGTTGACCGACTGGTAATCTTCGATACGGTCGCGCTTGGCGTTTTCGACAATCTGCCGGCGACGGCTGCCTTCCTGGTAATACACCGACAGGTTATCCAGCCGGGTGACGGCAATGGTGTTGGCCGGGAAGTTCGGCACGCGTACCGCCGGCAGGCCACCGACGCGCTTGCCGGAAATGATCAGGTCCAGGGCGCGGTTTTCACTGGGTTGCTCGTAGGTTTCCAGCAGGGGGAAGTACTTGTCCGCCAGCAGCTGGCGACCGATGATGGCCACCAGCTCGGTATCGTCCTGGTACCAGGGTTCGATCAGGTTGTTGGTGATATCGAACACCAGCGAATCCAGGTTCTTGTAATCACCGGTGGCGCCTACATTGACGGCGCCAGAGGCGGCCACCACTTCGGACATGATGCGCGCCGGATCCGCATCGCGCACTTTTTGCAGCCAGCCGATGTTCACGTCCTGGAGCAATGGATTGGCGACGCGATCGGAAGTGGCTGCACGGCTGGTGCCGTTCCAGCCAATGGTCATGCGGTCCAGCGCGATGCGCTTGACGATGGCGTCGCGCATGCGCGCCTGGAAGTCTTTGTAACGCGCCCAGGTATCGAGCTTGGCATAGGTGACATGGGTGTCGAAGTTGGTCTGGGTACACAGATAGCCCTGCCCATCGAGGGTGGTGGGATCCTGGGTGGCGCGATCCTGCACCGTGGTGTCGGTGGTGCCGGCGATGGTGGAGCCAATGCCCAGCCCCAGCTTTTCGCCCTGCTGGTCGGTGACGCCGATGACATTGATGCGGCTCATGAATTCGGATGAATCCTGAATGCGTGATTCCAGTGTCTGTTCCACCGGCGTGGTGACGGCAAATTTCTTGGCGGCGTCGGCTACGCCGTTGAGGGTCGCTACCTGATTGCAGTAGGCTTCAAATTGTTTGCGTGTTTCGTTGCGCATTGGCGTGAGCTCCTGATTCGAATATTTAAAAGTGGCTTAGCAATCGGTTGCTATGACGTCACCGCCGCCAGCTGCTGCGCCACGCTCCTGATGGCTTGCATCGGGTGACTGGGACAGCTTCTGCGACAGGCTGTTGAATTTTTCCTGCAGGTCATCGTGGGCCTGCTTGAGGGCCTTGAACTGGCCGGCGGATTCGCTGTGCTGTAAGTCCAGCGCCTCGATTTGTTCGATGACCGCCTGCTGGCTCTCGGCAATGGTGGTGACGCTTTCGCTGATGTCGCTGAACTGGGCGTCGTTATCCTTTTTGTTGCGGCCGAGGATGTCCTGCACCCGGGCGAACAACGACGGCTTCTCCTTACCTTTTTCCTTGTCTTCCTTAAATTCCAGATCCACTTCGCAGGCCGCAGTGAACAGGTTCTCCGGACGTTGCTTGCGATCGGCGAACAGAGACACCTCTGCTTTTGCCGAGAAGGCCATGGCTTCGGTGCCCAGCGATGCGGGTGAATCGGTGACCGCCAGGCCGACCAGGTAGGCTTCGCCGGTATCGCTGAAATCCGGATCGATTTCAATCGAGCTATACACTTTCTGCTTTCGCTGGTTGATGGCGACCAGCTCCGAGGTGGGCGCGACCTGGGCGTACAGGCCGAGCTTGCCGTCTTCTTCTTCGGCTTTCACCGCAATCACGTCGCCGAGTGCATTGAAGGCGCTGTCGGGTAACAGGCCACGCAGGTGTTCCAGCCACACCCGGGCACCGTATTTTTTCGGATCGTAGTTGTTGGCCATTTGCTGGATGTGTTCGCGGCTGATTTCGCGGCCATCTGTGGTAGCGCCTTCCTGGGCGACACGAAAGAATTTAGACACTAAGTGTTTCATGGGCTTCACTCGTTGGTTTGTGCATCGTTTATTTGTGGTGGCT